AAAAATCAGATTTAATAACACAATTAAGAGAAGACTTAGATGCAACTACTACACTTTCTCAAAGAACTAGATTATCAGATGAAGCTTCAGCAGAACAATCAGGATATCAAGTAAATAATCCATACCAAATTTATATACATTAATGATTAAGTTAACTAACATACTAACAGAACTTCTAAACACATATCAAGTTAATGCTTATATATTAACAGACAGAGATTTTAATATTACAGATGTGTTAGATCAGGTTAGAGCTATACAAAAAATTACAATTGTAAGAAATTTAACACCTCCTGAATATGAACAACCAACAGATGCTGAATATACTTTAGTGTCAATTAAATTTATAACAAGAGGAGATGCTAAACAAGATATGGAAAAAATAAAACAAGATGTATTAACATCGGACAGATCTAAAACAGATTTAAGAGTACCAGGTGTTAAATCATTTATATTTAAACCAGAAACTTTAAAAAGACTATAATGGCTTTATTTGGAAAATCAAGAGACATAAATTTATTTCACACAATAAACAGTGAACTTTTAAAGGATATAATACAAACAGAAATTGCATATTATAAATTTGCTTTAGAACAAACAACGTCTAATGTATATGGTGAGTCTATGGGTAAAGTCTATTATGAGCCCATGAAAGTCGCATGTTTAATTGACAAACAAAATCAAGCTTGGTCATCTGATGATTTTGGATCTGATGTTAATCAAACTATTGAATTTAGATTTTTAAAAAATGAACTTAAAGACATAAATTTAGTACCTCAAGTAGGAGATTTATTACTTTTTAAAAATAATTTTTACGAAGCGGATTCAAGAGTAGAAAATCAATTTTTTATGGGAAGAGACCCAGATTATGCCTTATCACAAGAAACTTCAGAGCATGGAGATAGTTTTTCTATTATAATTAATACTCATATATCTAGAGTAGAAAAATTAAATTTAATACCTTTAAGAGGAGGAAAATATCCAACAACTACTCAAGTAGTTGGAGGATTAGCGGTAGATAATCCAGCAATTAACCCATAATATGGCTCATAAAAGAAAAGACATAAATCCTAGAAGAGTTATACCAGCTGATGGTTATGATAGATTAAGAGAAAATTTATCAGCTAACTTTCGTGTAGATTCAGAAAAATTCCCTGAATCTCAAGGGTTCCCTACTGTAAATTTTCCTAACCCTGATAATAGAGCTAGTGCAAATAGAGGTACTCATACTTCTCGTAAAGATGATACTATACAAGATATATCTATTGGTTTACAAGACCATGATGAAGCTATAATGTATTATTTTAATAATATAATAAAACCTTCAGTTCTTGTAAATGGGGATAGAACACCAGTTCCTATAATGTATGGTTCTCCTGAAAGATGGAAGGGTGTTCAAAAAGATGGATATTTTAGAGATAAAGAAGGTAAACTTCAAGTACCTCTTATTATGTTTAAAAGAGATAGTGTTGAAAAAAGAAGAGATTTAGGTAATAAACTAGATGCAAATAATCCTCAATTATTTTATACTTTTCAAGAAAAATACACAAACAGAAATAGATATGATAATTTTTCTGTATTACAAGGAAGAACACCACAAAAAGAAAAATACGCAGTAGTAATCCCTGATTATATTACTTTAACATACACTTGTACTATATGGACTGATTTTGTAGCTCAAAATAATAAATTAATTGAAATGATAAATTATTCATCAGATTCATATTGGGGGGATCCTGAAAAATTTAAATTTAATGCAAAGATAGACACATACAACAATACAACAGAAATATCTCAAGGAGAAAATAGAGTTGTAAAAACAAATTTTGGTTTAACAATTCAAGGATATTTAGTACCTGATAGTTTAAATAAAAAACTAGCTAGTGAGAATATGTTAAAAACATATAGTAAATCTATTGTGTCTTTTGGTTCAGAAATAATTTCAACACCAGACACAAGAGTTGCAAAAACAAGAGAACAAGTAAGAAATTTACCACTAGCACAAAACATAGAACCAATAGGAGAATCATTATCTGTTAACAGCGGAATAGGTTTTCAAGTAATAGGACAAACAAATAAAATAGGATAAAATGGCAACAGTAACAAAAGCAGTATTAAAAACATATTTTGAACAAGGAGACATACCAACACAAGGACAATATGTTGATTTAATAGATTCTCAATTTGGCTTAGGTGAAGCAGGTACAACACAAATTATACAAGGTACTATTAGTGCTTCCGCAGCTGAAATAGAATTTATGTCATTTAAAAAACTTTATTTACCTGGTTTAGGGGTAAAGGATATGAAAGTTGGTACAACATTTATTGTTGGTCAAACTTTAGAAGTTTCAGGTTCTTTAAATGTAGAAGAAGGAAATATTATCACAAACCAAAATATAACAGCAAGTGGAAATATAGAGGCGGATAAATATCATTCAAATGGTAGAAATTTATTAAGGTATAAAACAAATCAAAGTTGTTCAGTAATAGGAAATAAATTTGAAGACACCCAAATAACAGGATCTACTATTCAACTTGGTGGAAAATTAGTTAATGGAACTTCTACAGTTACCGATTGTCATGTAACAGCTTCAGCTAATTTTAGTGCAAGTGGAGTAATAACAGGAAATGGTTTAACTGTTACAAGCAACTCATCATTAACAGGTTCACTTATTGTTAGAGGAAATACAACATTAGGTACTGATGTTGCTACCATCCATACAATCCATGGTAATATAACAGCCTCAAATCATGTAGATATTGAAGGTTCGTGTGTGATAGGAGGAGGATTGCAAATTGACAAAGGATTAAGTTTATCTCATCTTATTTTTACTTCAACTAGTGTTACATGGGCAAGTGGTCTTAATATTATTCAAACTGAAAGAAAATTTACACTTAAATTTACAGGTCTTCCAATACTTGATTCTGGTGGAAAACGTTATTCAAACCAATCTATGCATATATCAAATTCCAAAATTACGGCAAGTAGTATAGTACTTATAAATCATTCTACCATTTATAATTCTGCGGGAACATATATAGGAATGAAAGTTTCTAATGTAAGAAATGGTCTATGTACAATTATACCATATAGTTTTGCACCATCTCCAAGTTCAATTCCCGCAGGTGGTGAAGCTTCTTATAATGTTATAATATTATAATGGGTATAATAACATGGGATCAAGCTAATTTTATTTGGAATAATAATTCTTTTACTTGGGACGATGTAGTTTTAATACAAAGAGCAGCAGGAGAAGATTATAATTTATGGGAAAAAGAAGACAAAAACAAACTAGTAAAATTAATTTTAAAAATACACGGCAACACAATCACAGAATCTAAAAAAAAAGAAATTAAACAATATAAAATAAAAGCAAAAGATATAAGAATAGCAGTTAAAGAAGTATTAGGAACAGAAATGATAGCTGAAAACGTATCTATTTAATATTTATAAGTATGTATAAATTATTTACCGATAAAACAGAATTATTTGAATGTAGTATATCACTGCAAGGGGCAAGTCTAAAAAAATCTAAAGCAAGATTAGTAATAGAAACTCCTGAATATTCATTATTATTTAATGGTAAAATTTCTAAAGGAGGTAAATGTGAAATTCCTATTAAAAAATTAAAAGGTTTAATAGACGAAGACACAAAAGGAAATATACGATTAGAAGTGATTGCCGAAGATACTTTTTTTACACCATGGGAAAGCGACTTTGAAGTAGACACAAGTAAGAAAGTAACAGTTGAAGTAAAATCTCAAACAACTAAAAAACCAATTGTTGAAAAACAAGTTAAGGTTGAAGTTAAAGGAGATAAAAAACAAGTAACACTTACTGAAAAACAACATGTTATAAATTTATTTAAATTATTAATAAAGGAAGACATTAATATTAATAATATAACTTTTAAGAAAAATAAATTAAATAATATAGTAGGTACTTATTTAAAAGATAAAGAAATCAATGATCCTAACAAAATTATTGGAGGGGTATTAAAAATTCTTGAAAAGAAAAATTAAAAATGGTTATAAATGGCAAACGATTTAACAGGTCAAAACATACAAAATACTTATCAAAGAGTATTACACGTAGGAGATGATGGATTAATGTATGATGGTACAGGTTCGTTATACACACCTGTATCAGCTTCTCATGAAATAACAACAGAAACATCCTCATCACATGCAATATCTGCAGACACAGCAAGTTTTGCTACAAATTTTACAGCGTCAATTGTAAGTGCAAGTAATACTATACATACTCAAATATTAAAAGCAAAAACAAGTGTTTCAACTGGGCCAAATTTAGGATATCAATTTGATGGAGATGAAGACACTTACATCTACCAACAAAATCTTAATAATATAACTTTATTTGTAGGAGATGACGACATATTATCAGCTGATTCTACTGGAGTAACTATACAAGGAAATTTTAATGCAACTATAGATGGAGGAACTTGGTAAATATGTATAATAGAATAAAATAATATGGCAAGCACAATAATAACAAAAAATAAAAACACAGGAGCTCCTTCTACTTTAGCAGCAGGAGAACTTGCAATCAACACTGAAATTGGATCATTATATTATGGTTCTACTGGAGGAACTTCAGTTTCAAGTAGTTTTACATTTGGGGCAATAACAGGTAGTGTTATTAGTGCAAGTGGAAATGTAGAAGGTGGATCTTTAAGAGCAGACGATTTAACAGCAGGTAGAGTCGCTTTTGTGGGAACAGACGGTTTGTTAGTAGATGATTCAGACTTAACATTTACAACTGCTACATTAACAGCAACTAACTTAGCATCTACAATAGTTGACACAACTAATCTTGAAGTAAGTAATATAAGAGCTAAAGATGGAACAGCAGCAGGTTCAATTGCTGATTCTTCAGGAATTGTAACACTTGCAAGTTCGGTGTTAACTACAACAGACATAAATGGTGGAACTATTGATGGGTGTAATATTACTGTTGGATCAGGAAAAATATTAGAATTAAGAAATGCAGCGGCAGTAAATATGGGTGATATTAGTATGGCTAATTTATCTATTAGTGATGATATTGTACATTCAGGAGATCTAAATAATAAAATAACTTTTGGAACAGACACTCAAAATTTACAAACAGGAGGTTCTTCAAGGTTAGACATAAGTGATTCAGGAATAAGATTAGGAGGGACAGGAGCAAGAGTAACTTCTATTACAGATGATGACTCATTAGGAACATCAGACACAGTACTTTGTACACAAGGTAATGTAAAAGCATATGTTGATGCAAACGCTGGAGGTAGTGTTAGTGGTAACACATTTGCAACAGACCTTAAAGTAGGTAGAGATGCTGACAATTTAATTGATTTTACTACAGACAACCAAGTAACATTTAGAGTAAGTGCTGGAGATGGAATTGTAATGAAAGCTTCAGGAGAAATTGAAGCCACTAAATTTGATGGTGATTTAGAAGGTAATGCTGACACAGCAACAACAGCAACAAATGCTACACATGTTACTGTTACTGACAATGAAAGTACAAACGAAGATAATTTAATCCCCTTTATAGAAGATACATCAGCAACAGGTAATGTTGGTTTAGAATCAGATGGTGATTTTCATTATAATCCTTCAACAGGAAAATTAACTGCAACTCAATTAGCTGGTACTTTACAAACAGCAGCTCAAACAAATATAACATCAGTAGGCACTTTATCATCAGTAACAGTGTCAGGAGACGTAAATGCAAATGGAAATATAGTTGGTGATGGTGCAACACAACTTTCTGGATTAACAAATATAACTGCAATAGGTAATATGGCATTAGGTAACCATGCAACAGATGACCATACAATAACAGGAAGAACAGAAATTGTAGGTAATATAACAGCATCAGGCGATATAAGTGGAAGTGGAGCTATATCAACAACAAGTACTATAAGAGGAATTATGCCTCAAGTAATATCAGCTAATATGGGAGGAGCAAGTTTAGGTACTTCTGATGTTTATATCCCTTTAGCAGAAGGAGAATTAGACGGAACTAATCATGATCATGTTAGAGTAAATTTAGTTGCTCCGTTTTCAGGTTCTTTAAGAAGAATAGTAGTAAGATCAAATGCTGCTTTTGGAACAAATGAAGCTTACACTGCAAGTTTATATGTTATACACGATGATGAAGTAGCTAGTGGCAAAACTCTAGCAGGCCACCATCAAATAGGTCTTGATGC